ATCATTATAATCATATGTTCTAATGCAATCAATAAAACAATTTATAGAATTATAAACCTTAATGGTATCCTCTTCTGAATAAATACCAGTTAATACTTTTGGCATACTTTCTGGATCTGGTTTGATATTGGCTCCAATAGCAATTGACTCTATTGTGTTTTTTACATAATCAATTTTGTTTTTATTATCAAGACCATATGTTTTAATTATAAGACCAGACCTTTTATTCATGAATGTTGTAATATAAACATATAGAAGTTTTTCCCAATCATATTGATCATCAAAAGTTAGTTCAGCATAAAAATAGTAGCGAGAAGGATCGGTCCAGTCTAACTTTTCTTTGTGAGCATTTTTTATCTTGGCGATATCAATATATTTCGGGCAATATCTAATATTATCACTAATATTTTTTGGAACAATATTTTTCAGTCCTTCTTTAAGATCTAATGAATTTACAATAATATTATCCAGCATTTTTAATCGACTATTAATTATTGGGTCATCTGGCAGACCAACTGGAGTATAGATACCAATGTTTTTTCTGAAACCAGAATGAAAAGAATATTGTAAAGGATCACAATGTTGTATACAAATATCACAGTCTATATTATTAGAGCTATTTTCAAACTCTTTTAAATCTTCTGGGGTTTCTTTGAATTGCTCATCTATATAATAGATTGGCACAATCTTTAATGAATGTCCAGCTTTTATTAAAGCTCGTATATTAGATAAAGAATATCTACCCCTATGAGATTCTTCATTATATGGTCCAATATACAGTATATTATGTTCCATATTTTAGAAACCTAGAATTATCTAATGCCTTACCAGATCTAAGTTGCTCTAGTGTTGCTTTATGATTTAATAATCCTTCAAGATTTTTCTTAGCTGTCTCTTTGGTAAAGGTTACAATATTATTGCCATTTTGTAAGTATCCTTCATCTAAGCAACGAATCATGTTTTGTATATATGTTGTTCTGAGTAAGTGGGGACTTTTAATTACATCAGTAACAATGGTAGAGACAAATTCTCTATTTGAAAGACCTTGAGGTACTGGTGCGGCTGGATTTATCTCTAGCGGTGTGTCCCACATATCTTTAAAAGGTAAACTATCAAATATTTCCATATATGTGTCTGCTGTTTTATCCCAACTATAATGTTCTAGAATTTTATTTCTTGCATTTTTCTTGCGTTTTATATTAGTTTCTTTGGATGTGCTCATATGACGCAATATGATTTGAACAGCCTCAGAATCATTAGGAATAGCCCTAAACGCACCGGTTTCCATTTCTTTAAATAGAGCATAAGAAACTTTTTCGCCATCTAGTTTGGTAGAAACCTCGCTCATTGCACTATAATCAACAGAACAGATTGGCACTCCACAAGAAGCGGCCTCTAACTGCGGAATACCAAGTCCTTCACAAATAGCATATTGTAGATAAATATCGAATAGGTTATATACATTTTTTAATTGACTGTCTGTTAGTCCATGAACTACGCTTGGTAAATTGGATGATTTTTGAGAACAGAATGGACAAACAGTTTTTGGACCCTTCCAATGTGAAGCATACGCCTTTTTACACGCTTGACAATAGTATGTAAATAATGTAAAATTATAAGCATCATATTCCTGAAGAAGACTAGGAATATCCCAACCAGCCTTTTCTGGGTAGCTAGTATGTAAATATAGATAGGCGTCGGTTCTTTTTGATAATGTTCTTACATTCTTAACTATACCCATTAAATTTGGAATAAGTTTTCTCTTCTGATTCCTCATTACCGCACCAATAATAAAAGCATTTTCTGGTATAAAATGTTGGGCCCTATTAAGAGTTAAAGAAAAATTTATTGGCTTAAATACGTCAGTGTCAACAGAATCCGATACACTTTTGATAGCATTAATATTATGGCCAACAGACTTCATATAATCAATCGCCCAGTCAGTATGTGCTAGTACAACATCCGCACTACCAAATGTTTGAAGCCAATTCAGTTGTTGTGGAATTGAATCTACGGTTGGTGCTATGACCCAGTGAAAATAGGGTCTTAAAACAGAATTTTCCTGATAAGCAAGCATCCAGAAATCTCGTATATCAAACACAATATCTGGTTTGAAATGCAAAACTACCTGATCAAATCTCCATTTACCAAAAACATTCTCACCGTCTGCTCCAAATTTTTGATGAACTTCTGGAGGATCATCTTGAAATGGCATAACAGGATAAACTTTCCACGGAACCTGTGGAGCATGAGCCCCGCTATTAAAGCAGCTTAATTCTGCAATTTCATATTTATCACACTTGTGTAACCTAGATAGAATTTCTCTAGTATAGAGACCGAATCCTGACTTAGCAATATGGTTTTCGCCTACCATCAATATTCTTTTTTTTCTCATATACTAGAGATCTCCTATTTCGGTTTGACAATTATAATCAGAATGCTACTGGTTCTTCAGTATCTTCGGCCTTATCTGCATTCTTCTTTAGCTTTGTTAGCTTAGAGAAATTATTTACTCTAATCTTCATGCTACTATGCTTGACTCCGTCCTTTTCCCACTTGTCATTTCTCATAGATCCTTCTACGAACACTAAGTCGCCCTTGCGAAAAGAATCAGCGATGAGTTCTGCTCCACTGTCCCATGCTTCACAAGGAATATAAGACACAACCTTATCCTTTGTGCCATTTGCCTTGGTATATTCCCTAGACACAGCAACAGTAAAATTGATAACTGATATTGATCTATCTCCATTATCAATCGTTCTCAGCTCTGGATCTCTTGTCAAATTACCTCGTAAAAATACTTGATTCATAGTCAAACTCCTTCAACTCAAAGTTCTAAAAGTCAATCGAACGCACACACTATTATAACACAGCACGACACGGTGTCAAGCTTGTGGTATAAAAATTTTGTCTACTATTAATCCATCCTTTTCTTTAGATCTAGATCCTTTAATAATTACGATATTATTATTGAATAATATATTTTGATAAGATCTATATGCCTCAGGAAAAACAATGACAGAATCTAACAGTCCAGTATTATCAGAAATGCTTATAAATGCCATATCCGCCCCCTTGTGCTTACCAGACTTTGTTTTAACAATATTGATAGACTCTATCTCTCCTGCTATAATAATATCTTGTTTGGTGGTTTTTAAAAATTCAGAACATGTACAGTTGGCATTTGTAATATCAAACATATCAATCCTAGAACACGATAAAGAGTATCCTAATAATTCATATTCTTTATCAGCAATCCATTCAATGGTATCAGATAGATCAAATGGAGGTTTTTCTATAGATTTAATATGATTGTCTATTATGCTCTTTCTTCTAGAAGTAATTTTGGAGATAGACAATTTTTTAAGAATATCTTTAATGGTTTTTTCAGTAATATATTCTTTACATATTTCTATTTCTCTTTTTGTTAAATCAGACACAAGACTATATTCAAATAACATAGTGTTTCTTGTGTGTCCATAATGATCCATAGCACCAGAAGAAATCAAGCCTTTTACAGCAGTGCTGTTAATGTCTAATAATACATTTAATAGCATTTCGGGCCATTTCATTGTTTGTAATTTATTTTCATCAGTTAGCGTGAGCAGCTTATTAAATACAGATTGTCCCACACCCTTAATATCTGTTAAACCAAAATAGATGATTTTATCTCTTAATACAAAATATCTATTAAGTTTTCTAATATCTGGAGTTGATACCTGAATATCCATTTGAGATGCATTTTGAATTAATTCTTTGATTTCTTGCTGTGCATCTATTTTATCTTTAGCGAACTTTAAATAAGAAGCAAAAAATGTTCTGGTAAAATGAGCTTTACTAAATGCTGATAAATAGGCGTTCATAGCATAACTAACAGCGTGGCTTTTATTAAAAGAATATCTTTGGCTTTTTTCGATCCATGAAAATATTTGGTCAGCTTGATCTTGTGAAATAAGATTGACTCTTTTACATCCAGATAGAAATTTGTCTTTTAATTTAGACATTTCATCGGCTTTTTTCTTACCAATAGCTTTTCTAAGCATGTCTGCTTCTTGCAAATTAAATCCAGCCAAGTCTTTGGCTATTTGCATTGCCTGCTCTTGATATACCATTTCACCGAAAGTATTAGACAATATTGGCTCTAGAGACGGGTGAAAGTAATCAACAGACTCTAATCCATTTTTCTTGTCTATAAAGTGATTACTAACTGTTTTTCCATCTCTAACAGCCTCAAGACATCCTGGCCTCATAATACTAATAAGTGCTGATAGCTGTTCGATATTTTCTGGCTTTAGTTTCTTTGCCATACTTCTACCTAAACGAGATTCCAACTGAAAACATCCCTTTGTGTTTCCGGTTCCAATCAAATCCCACGTTGCTTTACAGTCTAGATTAAGTTTTAAAATATCTGGATCGAAAACAATGTTACCAGCAGAATCCAATGGAAATTTACATCCACACTTCTTATATTCAAAATATTTTGTCATGCAAAAGAATTCCTAAATTTTATTTTCTTTGCTTGATTTCTGTGTAATCTCAAAAACCGTATTAGTATAGAAGCACAATCGTGTACGTCTTTTAATGCATCGTGAGCCTTGTCTTTTGATATGCCTAGATAATCTCTCATATTATCCAATGATAAACTTTTTATTTCGTCATTATCTTCAAACCATAAAAACATCAAATGCATCAAATCAATTTTGTCTCTAGGATGAAAAATATTATTGCTTTTATCTTTACCAATATTCTTATATTTAATAGCAAGTCTATCGACTATATTCATATCAAAACGTAAGATATTATATCCAGCTGCAATTGGTGCTGAAAATATGCTTTTCTTAGAGCTTCTGGAATGATATTTATCTAAATAATTAACAAATTGTGTCCAAGACTGCTTTTGGTTTGGATATTCTTTCCATTTGGCTATAATATCACCAACGGCACATTGTTGTGCTTTAGCGTGAAACTCTAATAGATCTGTGTCATATTGATGATCTGGATTTTGCTCTAATAATTCTGGCTTAAAATTAATATTGAATTCAGAATTCTCTACAATTTCTAGCTTATCTGGATCTATCATTACAGCAGCTAATTGCACAGGGCTACAAACCGAAGGGTCTTTGCCATCTGTTTCAAAGTCGAAGATACATATTTTATTTTTCAATTTTTACAACCTCGTCTAGTGGACGAAAAACTATTTGAGCATTATCTGTTTGACGTATAGCGTTAACTTTGATTTTGCAACAACTGACCCTTTGCTCTGGAACCTTTTTATATTGAGCAGCTTGGTCTTGTTTAACAAAAATGTCCCCAACTGCTAAATCTTTAAATTTCATTTTTTATACTCCTTCTCGTAATATATCTGAAATATTCATAATCTTATCAAGAACGGCAACTCCGAGAATATCGAATTTAATAACACCAATACTCTCTAAATCTTGCATTTCCATGCCAGCTATTAAATTTTTATTGGTTGTATCATAAACCATAGGACAAATATTATTAAGGGCCTCTGGTGCGATAACTACACCAGCAGCGTGTTTAGACTGATTTGTTTTGGTTCCTTCTAATCTAATAGCCTGTTCAAACCTCTTTGACAAGGGGCCTGTAAGATTACCTTCTTCGTCTAATGAACACCACTCTTTCAAGTCTTGTCCTTTATTTTCTAAAGCCCATTTAATAATCGATGCTTCTCCATGTTCTTTTTTCATTTCTTGTAATTCGTCTGAAATCTTAGCCTCGTCTGGAATATTCTTAGTAATTTTATTCATATCCTCAAAAGATATATTACCATATGCCCTAAGAACATCTTTTAACGATCCCCTACCTTTCATGGTATTGAAAGTTAGCATTTGAGAAACCTTATCATTACCATATGTCTTTTTTATATAATCAATAATATGCTCTCTTTTGTCAATAGGAACATCAATATCAATATCTGGCATGGATACACGATCCTTAGTATTTCTTCCAGCATTATAAAATCGATCAAACATAAGGTCATATTTCATTGGATCTATGGAAGTTATACCCAATAAATATGACACTAGACAGCCAGCAGCACTTCCTCTTCCTGGTCCTGGAAGCCAATTAGATTGACGAATATAACTAACTATATCTTGAACAATTAAAAAATAACTAGAGAGATTAGCGCCATGTAAAACATCAAATTCATATTTTAGTCTTTGAACATATTTATCTTGGGCTTCTTTGTCTAATTTGTTTAATTCGTGTTTTCTCCATCCTGTTCTACAAAGATCCCTTAGATAATCAGAATCTGATTTATATTTACTTGGATAATTAAATGGTGGTAAAATAGGCTGACTTAATATGTCGTATTCTTCACACAAGCTATCAACATAAATAGTATTTTCTATTTCTTCTTCTGAATGAAGATCAAACATTTCTTCAGATGAAGGAATATAATATTTATCACTATTAAAAAAACAAGATAATCCAACCTCAATATTATTTTGTAGTTTATGATTTATCGCAGATAGGGTTGTTCTCATGTTATTGCATAACAAGATCCTTTGATCGACAGCATCTGCTTGATTAGCATAATGTGCGTCTGGAGTGCAAATTACCTTTGTATTGCTATCATGTCCTACAGACCTAATACAATCGGTTAATTCTATTTGAATCGGATTTACTTCTTTATCTATTAATTGGGCTTCTAGAAACACATTGTCTTTGCCAAATATATTGTGCAGATGATCTATGTGGCTTAGGGATTGCTTTTTCCAATCTTCCGATATTTTATCGTTATGTATGATTCTATTTGCTAGTGTCGATCCCAAGTGTCCTGTGATAGCAATAATGTTTCCGTCCAACAAATCTCCAAGACTATCTAAATCTAGTCGTGGTTTGTGGTAAAAGTGATCTGGTTGATTAGATGCTGATACTATCTTGATTAAATTTTTCCATCCCTTTAGATTTTTAGCCAATACCACCAAGTGTTCTAATTTGGCATTGTCTTTACTCTTATCTTTACAGTCTTTTTTTGCTATATATAGTTCACAACCAAGAATTGGTTTAATATTATTCTTCTTAAGTTCACTATAAAATTGCACAGCCCCGGATATCGAACCATGATCTGTAATAGCACAAGAAGATGCTCCAATACTCAGACATCTTTTAACAATGTCTTTTGGCTTGCTAAGTCCATCCAAGAGTGAGTAGTGTGACACTCAAGAATGGACGTGTAGCGGCACATAACGACGCTCAACGCCCATCTTTTATTTTCTCCTTATTGTTTGCGACCATTTCACAAAGATGTATGAAATAATCAAGAGTAAAGTCTAGTTTCATTTTATTAATGTCTTTTGTGACCCACCACACATTATTTTTTGTGTAGCCACGACTACTATCTATTCTATCTACAGAGCCATCTTGTGTCAAGTCCAATTCTTTCCCAGTAATAGCACATTTTCTGTCTTGCTTTATAAATATTTCCCATAAGAATTGTGCATCAAGGTCAAACTCTAGATTTTTCTTTTTGGCCCTTATTTTGATATCTGCTAATCTTGACCCAGATATTCCACAGTATCCTGTCCATTTATGATGTTTTTGTCCAAATTTATTTTTTACTAAACACCCACAACTTTTTACTTTGCCTGCTTTGATTCTACTTGCAGGAACTGTTGTTTCTTTACCACACACGCATTTGCATTTCCATTTTATTGTGCCGTTTTTAAGTTTTCCTGATTTTTCAACCATAGTAAGTAAACCATAGACATCCCCACTCTTTATTTGGGATCTAGATTTTCTATCTCGTGGTATGTTGTAGTATTCTAAATAATTATATATTGTTTTAACATTCATATCGAGTTCGTGAGCTATGGCATAACAACCCCTTTTAGGATATTCTGTTTCAAGATATTCTTTTGTTAAAATTTTGCTATAGCATTTAGTATATCTTCCGTTTTCTATTTTTCTACCCATCATAATACCTCCTTTAAATGGTTACATTATCATTTACACCATTATAATTTAGAAAAGGTAAAATGGATGAACATGTACCTACTCAGTACTTCCAGGGGCCTTGTAGTGTCCTACATTATAGCCTGGAACCGTGTATTCGTCAACCGTATTCTCATAGCCCTTTACAGAAATGTCGTGGGCGACCTGTTCGCATTTTGTCATAATAGAATTTACTCCACAAACTTGACCATTTCTATATTCTACAATTGGTTGAATATGAGTATTTTCAAAGGTTGTTTTTCCATAATGACATAACTTATTACATTTCCATGTTTTATTTAATCTGGGTTTAATAGTCTTTTTAATATGTTGAAATTTTTCTTTTAATAGTTGTTCTGTAGCATATATATCTTTCTTATCAAAAGTCATACTAAAAGGACCACCATCATTAATAAAAAAAATAGTTACAATACAATGATCAATTTCCGGATATAGTCTCTGAGCAGCGTAATAGTAGATCATTAGTTGCGGATCTTTTTCAAGTTTTTCTTGTGTCTTTTCTTCTCCTGTTGCCCAATTTAATCTACGCCCTGTTTTCCAGTCTACTATTTCTAGAGTATTATGGTTTGGCTTGGTAATTAAGTCTATAGTTCCCTTTATTGCTAAATTACCTTCTATGATTCCTTTGTCTGTTTGGTATTTATATTTTGCCCATGGTTTATCTATTACAAGATCAAATTGTTGTTCAGGATATAATATCTCACGATTTCGTGGATCAAAGATGCCGTCTTCATAGTTTATGGCCTTGTATGTCCAATTATAACAATCTTTATAGTCCACGTTTGTCCATTTATGGTGTGTGAAATGGCTTGTATAATATAGATATATAGACTCAATGATACTATCTAAATTATAATTATTGATATCTATTTCTCCAACAATATCATCTATAAAAGATTTATTATTTTGTTGTTGATGATATTTTATGAAAGCTAATATTTCTAATGCTTTATGTACTATGGTTCCCTTGTCTGCTTTTTTATTAGACGGAGACCTATATCCTAATACATAATCAAAAAAATATTGCTGTTCACACATATTGTGTGTGTTATATGATGAGCTACGGAAATATGTTATGATAATGATATCACCTCTTTTTCTATTAAGAAGTTAAGGATAGTTTTATTTTTTGTTGTGATATCAATATCCTGATTATTGATAACCAAGTCAAAATTGGATTGATCATAGCATTCTTCATCTAGTGCCTGCTCACTAGCATGGGTTGAATTATACAGATTTCTGTGTAGTTTGATTACTAATCCCCCAGCATTTTTAATAGCATCTACCTCGTTTGGGAAACGACAATCTGCTATAAGGGCCAATGGAAGTTTTTCATCTTGGATTTTTCTAATAGTAGCATCAGCCCATACATTATGCTGCATTTTACGAAACATGTCCGTTCCAACTATTTGCATAACCTCTCTGGCAGAAAGCTGTTTATTATCCCAATAACAATTTACCAACTCATTCTTCTGGTCATCTGTACCATAACATTGATCATAACTAAGACCCAATATATTTTGACAAAGCTGCTTAAGAGGATCAGCAAAATTATATATACATGCAATTTCATGTTTGGTATTTACAAAAACATTTCTTACAAATTCACAAGCACTAGTTTTCCCAGATTGTTTACGTCCAGCAAAGGCTATAATCATAGGTGTTCCTCTATAAATTGTTTAATTTCTGTATTTATTTCCTCGTTAGTCATTTCTCCAATATCTTGTTTAGAAATTTTAGGAAAAAATAATCTATATGTATTTTCGCATTTTTCTTTGATTTCTATTGATGCTTTTTTACCAGCGTCATCATTATCCATGATAACGAATAGTGTCATAGCACCAGAGGAATCTAATATTAGTTTTTGTCTATCACTTAAATTACAACCAAAAAGAGCTAGACTATGATGTAAACCAGCTTCCTCCAACTTCCAAACATTACCTGGGCTCTCGACTATTATTGCATAATTGTTATTATATATAAATTCTTTAGCATACCAGTAATTGTATAGATGGTTTTGAGATTTAAAACCAAGACTATGCTTCCATTTAGAATATAACCATAATTTTTCTTTATCTGGACATTGTTTATTATCATCATGATATGATCCACAAATGTCGCATTGATGAAAAATACTTCTACCAGTACAGCCAACTAAATATTTTCTATTATCATCATATATTGGCACAACTACCCTTTTATACATTGGCTTGTCTGGATTATCACATAGGCCAACATCGTATTTTTGTAATATCTCAGATGAAAATCCTCGGTCTATATAATATTGTGATGGTATCTTAATATTTTTAATAGCTGACTGTCTAGAGATTTTTGAATCTTCGTTTGGCTTATTGGTAATGTTGTTTATTATCCTGGAAAAATTATTCTTGTCTTGTGCAATATTGTTAAAAACTTTACCAGTTTGTATTTGGTCTGAAACTAAAGAATTAGCAAAAGCCATAACCTCTTGAAAAGAACACATTTTATCACCATCTTTATTCCAAGAATATCTTTGTGCTGATATTACGCCTCTGATAAATCCTAATATAGAAGCTTTAAAATATTTTTCACATCCATGCGTTCTGCATTTCCAATTGCCTCGATAGGAATCTCCTTCATAGTATAAGTTTAAAGCAGACTCATTATCACCGCCATGAATGGGGCATGGCATAGTAAGCATTTTTGAATTATCTCTATAATCATGCAGATCAAGAGATGATAGTACATCTGTTATATTATCGCACAATGAATCGCAAATAATTTTTAATTCTTGCTGATTATGCGAATGGTATTTCTTCTTGTTCATTATCAACTACAAATCCTTCCTGTTCATCAGAACTATGCATCAACTCAAGTTTAGTCTTGCCTTCTGAAATTTTGGCACACCATCCCTTCATATGGCAATTGATATAGTCGTTATCGTCTAATCCACCACCATGCCTACTAATAATTGGGATAAGTTTGCGATTACCAGCAGACTGACCATCTTCAGAAATTTCTTCATCACTTTTTCTTTTGAATATGGTGAAGTTACTACATAGCCAGATAATTCTATCAGAACCACTAGCTGTGTCTGTGCTTTCTTTAGTTATCCCGTCTCTGTTTAATTGTATAAATGCTACTATAGGTATCTTATATTTACTAGCAAAATTATGTAGACTGGTCATCATAAATCCAAGAAGCTGATACTCCTTCATATCCGAAGATAGTCCTTGTGTATCCATAAGCTTCAAATAATCATAAAATACAACGCAGTCCTTCGCTGTTCCATCATCGTTTAAGCCAACATCCTTAACTATCCATCTTTTCATAATAGACAGCTGTTCATCAAAAGATTTACCAGCTATAGATTTATGATAAAATTTCATCTCTTTAAGATCTTGTGCAGCTTTTGTTATTTTATTGATCGAAGATTGAGAATCTGTGAATTTACCAGTTTCAATTTTGGCTATTTCAATTTCTGTCATCATAGCTATAAGCCTATTGATATGATCAACCTTGGTCATTTCTGTATCCATATTTAATACAGGAATTCCCTGTTTAGCTATATTAAGACCCATATTATCAGACAACAAAGTTTTACCAGTTTTGGGCCGTGCTGCAATAACATTGATTGTGCTTTTTCTTAATCCACCACCAATTGCTTGATCATAAACCGGAAACCCAGTAGGGATACCAACTTGATCAATTGGATTATTTGTTAATTCTTCCAGATATTCATCGAGTCCTTTCGACATTTGTTCTGGAGCAGAGTCATCGTTATTAATAAGATTGGTAAAGTCAAATATAGGATCTTCTGCTAAAGAAATAATATGAGATATGCTTTCTGATCCATTAATTCCATTAATATTCTTTTGAGCATTGCTTAATTGTTCCTTTAATAGTCTTGCTATTTTAAGCTTAACTATTTTAGTAGCGAACTTCTTTACATTATCTATATGAATAGGAAAATTCAACACAGCCTGTAAATGGCTAAGTTCTTCTTTTTTAGCAAAATAATCAGAATAACCAAGCTCTTTAGCTTTAGATAAAATAGATGCAATATCTATTGTTTTAGTATTTTCTTCACACAATGCTTTTACGCATTCAAAAATGAGCTTATTACTATCTATAGTAAAGCACTGAACATCAACAATATCAGAAATTTCCAAATATATATTATCAGAGTATTTGCAAATTCCAGATAATACAGCTCTTTCAGCAGCGGTATCATCGAGACTCATTTAATCAACCTCCAGATCTGGCACAAGAATTACATTTATATCTTGATGGTTCTGATACAAGAGCGGGGTTAACCTTGTCGGTCTTACCGCAAACCCTGCAAGATACGTCTATAGTAGCATATGAGCGTGTGCGTGGACAGGGTGGTTGCACACTAAGTTTTCTATCAATCGCTATATCGTCTCGAAACATATTCTTTTCAGCCATGCTATCAAATTTATTTAATCGTTGACTACTATTCTCATTGGTCTGTATTGTTTTAGTCTTAGATATTCGATTAGTGGTAGATTTCTTTTTTGTTGTTTTTTTAGGGGGTGCTGGCTGATGCACAGACTCATCCTCCTCCACCAGAGATATTAATAATTGATAGATTTTATCTACTGTTTCTCTTTTATTGCTCATGTTTGAGTTTACTCCTTTGTATATTGAGAAGAATATCCGAAAGATTTTTTATACCGTTGGCCATATATTGTAATCTATCAGATCTCATTTTGGCGTATTTTTTGATCTTATTTAGAGCAGTAGCGTTATCGTTATGCTTAATAGCTTGTGCTGATTTTTCGACATATCCATATCCCTTGTATGAATTAAGCTCATCTGCTATAGTTTCTTTAATAGTTTCGTCTGCCCAATTTACTCTAGCAAGTTCTCTATTCAGGCTTCTTTGAACATGAAAACTAAATTGTCCTAATCTATATGCTATTTCTCCACAGTCTTGGGGACTCATATTTTCCAATATCTTTCTATCCATAGAAAAATAATGTTCTAATTCTTCATTAGCAAATTGATCATTCTTATATGATGGCAATCCTATTGATTTTTCATACTCATCAAGAATATCATCCCATTCTTTAACTTTATCCTTAGTGTTCATTAAATTTACTTTCCCATTCGTCTGTTGTTAGGTTATATGGTAAGACTATATATGAAATAGAATTTTTCTCACACCATTCTTGTTTTTGTCTGTCTTTCTTTTGTGCTTTTAAAAAATGCAGTCTAGTAGAATGATAAAAAGGAACAAATTCATAATGTTGTTCACCATGAACTTCTATGCATTTTTTTAATAGTGGAACATAGAAATCTAAATAGAGTGTTTCTTTATTGTTAATAGGAATCGGGACTTCTTCTAAAATTTGTACTGTAGGGTATATGGTATGTAATAACTTTCTGGCCTTTATATGATAGGTAGATTTATTAGTTGCAGTAGCTTTAGATATATGTCCTTTTAATTGCCATTTTTTGATGTTGTTATCTAGGTCTATAATATCCATTACAATCCCAGTGCAGTATTAATTTCTTTAGCTAAGGTTTCGTATACTTCTTTGTTTTCAACCAAAAAATCTCTAGCTTTTTCTGCTCCTTGAAATTTTGGAGAGTCATCAAGGGTGGTAAACGTATACCAAGCCCCACCCTTTTGTACTAAGCCAATATCTACTGCCAAATTAAAAAGTTCCATATGTTTATCAATTCCTTGGCCATATCTAATAAAGCTCGTTGTGGTTGCACCAGGAGGCCCAAGAGCAGAACAGATAACTTGCCATTCTACCTCTTGTCCTATTTGATGATTCTCTTTTCCCAATAACCAAGGAGTAAATTTTTTAGCCCTAATCTTGATATCAGTTTGATAAGCAATAGCTTGACCACTTTTCTCTTTAAATTCTGCACCATATCCAGTTGGATTTCCCATTAGATGGGTGATCCCGATCACAATATTTTTATTTACTGGAATTACATTTGCAACTTTACGACAAAACTTTGCTAATAACTTTGCTCCGTCAGCCCGTTGCATTTTGTTCATTTCGGAGGTTATTTCTGCTTCTGTACATAAAGCCGAATATGAATCTATAATTACAACACTACCAGCTTCTTGATTAATAATCTGTTCTGCAATTTGTAAATACTCTTCTGCATGTAAGATTTTACCCTGTGCTGATCCAATTAGAGTAAATCTGTCAAGATCTAATCCTGCTATGCCTTCAATATCTCTCTTTTTCAATCGACCTTCAATGTTTAGATAGTACACATGTCGAGGATTCGGTAGAGAACCCCTGTATTGTTCTTCCTGTGCTGTAGCAGCAATACTTAAAGATGTTGTTGTTTTGCCGCATTTTGGTTGTCCTGTTAATACAACAAAACTACCTTCTGGCACACCACCCTGTAATGCCATATCTAATGCTGGACTTACAGGGATAATAACTGTTTTTTTCTCCTTAATAGAATTACCAGATAGGAGAATATCGTCACCAAAAGTCTTTTTAATTTCTGCTTGTATTGTCATTCTAAATCCTTCAGTTTGGATATGATGTTATTTTTTTTGGAATTACCTGTAAGATATTTTGTATCTGTTTTTCGTTCGTATGTTTGTTTGAGGTCTGTATTTTCTTTTTCTATCAGTTCTTGCTCACTTTGTATAATAGCAATTAGATGAGGAGCCCTCAAGGAATAAATTTTTACGCTTTTCGGATTGTTTAACGCTCTTATAATCGCTCTACAATCGTATTCCTTTAAAAGCTTATTGGCTGATCCTATTTGATTTCTATAATAAGATGCCCATTCTTTATTCGTCCAAAACCTATAATGCAAATCAAGCTTGAGCATTTTTGCTCGTTTTTCACAAATCATCTCTGTTATATATTGTGCAGCACTCACTTCCTTATTATTTGAGTACTTAGAGATATATTTATTTGTCATAAATTCTATGAATATTGTTCTCGTATCGTGGAGCGGATTGAGTATTTGGTGCTGATTTTTTAAAATGATCACCCATTTCCGATGCTTCCCTAGTCATAATAGCAACATTATTGATTTGTTTAGAAGAAGTATTTCTAATCATTAAATCTTTGGCTTTGACGCGAGAAGATGTTGTTGGGATAGTATTATTGGTATTAATGTTACAATTTTTCTCTACAAATCTATTTACTGAGTCTGCTGGAATTTTTAGTTCTTTCACAATTTGTGCTATCTCATTACCTTGAGATACCATCCAGCGAATAGCATATTGTTGTGTTTTATTAAGTCTCATAGAAGCTCCCTGTTCGCATTGTTTAACCATGCTATGTTTTTTGTTCTAAGAAAAGATAAATATAGATCAAAAACTTTTGGATTAACTTTCTTGAAATTAAATTCATTTTTGCCTATTTTAGCTAAAATTTTATTTGCCTTACCCTCAGAAAACATTCCAATAGGATTATATACTCTATTGTCTAGTCCAATTTTTATCATATATTTTCCATTGATCTCTTTGGCGAATGTATTTTTGTTTTCTGTAGTTTGACGAGTGTTACCATTATCGTCTACATAATCTTCCATACCAAATATAGTATAATATTTATCTTGAATAATAGTAGACGGGATATTTTTTGATTGGTCTACAGTGAAATCGAAATTATCTGACATTATTAACTCCACTTCGGTTTCTTAGGTTTTTGAATCCTTGACATACCTTTAGGCAATTCTTTTCCTGAATCTTGATCTTTATAGTCATTATGTTTTTTATCTAGTGCTTGTTTTTGATCATTAGACAATCTATCTCTGTTTCTATTAGCTAAATCACCAATAGTTTTTAATTCGCTGTCGGCCTTTTTAACAGATGCAGATTGTGTCAACACATCTTCAACATAATGTCTACAGCAATTTTTCTTACATTGTGAACATTTAACTTTTTCTTTGTAATCCTTGATATAGAAAAATTTCTCAAATGTATCATTACAGTTGCTACAAAAATAACTATAAGTGGGCATTATCCTATCAAATCTCCTATATAGCTGTGCCATTCTTTGGGTAGGTCTGTTAGTATAGTATTCAGCTGATGGGCTAGTGGCAAGTATTTGAGAGTTTTTCTTGGTATATATGGCTCTTTAATTAGAGGCATATTTGCTTGTTGAGGTGTTTTATTACCCTTTTTTTCATTGCAGTTCCAACACGCTGTAACTATATTTGTCCAACATGTTGGTGTATCTAAGCATTTCCATTGTGCTCTTGGAATAACATGATCATAAGTCAATTCATTTATTGCATATTTTTTATTACAATATTGACAACGAAAATCATCTCTTATAAAGACATTCTTTCTAGAAAAATTTACATGATGATTCAATAGTTTAAAGTATTTGATGGTTTTTACAACAGAGGGTATTCTTTCTGGACCACGACAAGTTAAAACACTATCATTTGCATGATATTCAATAATATCTATATTATTAGTATCTTCTTTAATGCGAAAAAGCCACACCATAGCCTTTTGCCATGATATAATCCCAATGGGAGTATAATCAGCATTTAATACCAAACACTTTTTATGTTTCATTATATTCTATTAATAATATCTGCAATAATAGGATTTCTAACAATGTCTGAAGATTCTAGTGCCGAAAAGCCAATATTATTAACTCCATCTAATTTTTCAATAATTGTTTGAAAACCGCCCCTTCTTCTATCTTCTAAATCGGATTGTGCAATATCTCCCGTTAGCACCATTTTACTATTCATTCCAATTCGTGTCAATAGCATTTTCAATTGATCGTATGAGGCATTTTGACATTCATCAGCAACAATAAATGCATCATGAAAACTTCTTCCTCTCATTAAACCAAGAGGAACAATTTCAATTTGTCTATTACCTTGTAATTTATTATAATGACTAGATGCCATAAAGTAATTAATTTCATCAAATAATGGCAATAGATATGGATGTAATTTTTCTTCTGCTGTTCCAGGTAGAAAACCCAATCTTTCTCCAGCTTCAACAACTGGTCTTGTTATGACTACTTTTTTTACCTTAGCGTCAACTAAATATTCCAGAGCCATTCCGACAGCAATATGTGTTTTTCCACTACCGGGAACCCCCTGACAAAAAGTGATAGTGTTTTCTGCTATCGTTCTGATATATTCTTTTTGATTAATGGATCTAGGCTTTAATCTATTTTTAAAACCAACAGTTATTTCTTCTGATGGCGGTATTAATGGATTTGGGCCCAGTAAGCTAATTTTTTTATCATTAGAGTTATTCCGGTTTTTTCTTTTTCTCAATGTAATAGCCTTTCAGAAATAGTTAAATTAGACATGCGCCACCAGCACAACTAATTTCCTCTATCCCTGTCGTATTGTCCTCAGTTTCGAATAGTTGTGTATAATCAACCTTAGCAAAACTATCATATAAATCTGTATAAATTTTCCAATTATAAACATCTTTCATACAATAAGTTAAACGTTTAATATCGTTATTAAAATATTTTTTCGCAAATCTTATCATTTTAATTGAAAATAATTTTTTAGCATCATTATCGGTATCAGACGCTTGATTTAATGTCATGTAATCACAAGCTGCCCATAAATTATTATTGAATGCATTTAATCCTAATTCTATTAATCCAGAACACCACAATGATGCATCTCCATATTCTTTGGTGATTTCACGACTAGTATATACAGTAGTAAATGGTGCTTGTGGATAATCTTTATCTCCGCTTTGTGGTATAAGACTTATTCCAGCAAAGAATTTTCTATTATTATAGATAAAGCTTGTAACATCATCCCATTCGTCTGGTTGAACAGTAACCGTATTACTAACATTATGACTTAAAAAGTCTTGAGTACACAAGGTTTTATTTTTGCCAGAATTAACCCAGTTTTTTTGTGCATCTTTAACAATAGAAAGCATTTCAATAGCTGGTAATTGATTTTTTAATTTTGATCCATCTGGTACTTCTATTGGAAATTTAATAACCTCATCTGTATGATTTGCTGACCATGATGATTTTTCACATGCTTGAGGATTATATTTCTTAAAGTACTGGTATGGTGGTTCAAGAACATTTGCTTGAACATGCCTGATATATCTTTTAGCATGATGTGGATGGATGCCAGAACTAGTACCAAGCATTGAACTGGATGTTCCTTCTGGTTTTAAACACGTTACTCTAGCAGCTTGATTGATTCCTATTTTTTTTGCCATCTCTTTATTAGTTTCAACAGCTATTTTAGCTCCTTCCTTTAAAACCTTTTCAGTTAATACCAATTCATGTTTTTCCATAATTCCGGTTAAAGACACTCCAAGCAATGCTTCTCTTTGAAAAATATTGCAGCTTACTTCTCCCAAATAATCTAATTTGGTAAATCCAGCCTGTAAACTACCAATAATAGCTGCTGCTTTGCATCTATCGTAAAAATCTTGTTCATCTGATACGGATGAGCAATTGATTGTTGATAGATTACATCCCTGCCATCCACTTTTTCCCGTCTTTTCATCAACCGGCCACATGCCAACTTCCACGCAGGGATTAAAGGTCATTTCTGTGGAATCGCTCCAAATAAATCCTGGTTCTCCAAACTCTTTAACACTTTCCATCAGGCTTTTAAAATCTTCATATGAAGTATTGTCTTTTAGCAATAATGCAGAATTATTACTTCTTGCTCTTTGTGGATTCTCTATGTACCAATTCCCTGTCTTGGCTTTAGCCATTTCTTCGTCATCATGACTAAATAATGCTAACGATGCGCTTCTACGAACCCCACCAGACAACACAGCATCACTACTATGCATTATGATATCATAAGCATCAATAGGTCGTAGTTTTTTCTGGTCATTGGCAATGCATCTATCAAGAAGATCTCTAATTTTTTCTAAGCCTTTTTGTAGAGGTTCTGATCCTGGGGCTTTACCAACACCAGAAGATAATGATGATCCCTTTTTTCTAATATTGGAATAATCAAATGAAATATTAGTTCCTAAATATTTTTCAAATCTTGGATCAGATGGTTTTTCAAAATACGACGTTAACAATACCCCAAGAGCATCTGCCCATCCCTCAATACTATCTTCAATAACATATTGTGTTGGACGGCCTTTTTTGGTAATATGTTGTAGTTTTGGTAATTTTGCAACATGATGCTTTTGTACGCTAAACCCTGTGCCGGAACCGCACAATAATAGCCAAAAACATTCTTGAAAAAATCTTAAACGATCACAATAGGAACTGGTACAGTTATATATTTTAGCGTGTCTCTTTAGGATAGGCTCCCCACCGAATTGCAAAGCTCTTTGACTACCGAGAACTTTCTTTTTTAGCATCATATCATATGCCCAATTGATTTCTTCTGCCACCCCTATAGATGATGTTAAGTCAAAAGAATCATACTGAACATGCATCATGTTTCTAACTCTGTCTACTGCCTCTTTCCATGTTTCTCTTCGATTTTCGCTTTCTATCCAACGTGCATATTTGCTAACAAAAGTATAATTCTGCAACTCGTTAATAGCTGACATATTTGCTCACTCCTTAAAACTACTAAATTTAGGCCTGTAAATAAGAATTGATCCTGTTATAAACTGTGTTAGCTGTCATGGATTGTTACGGCCTTTTAGGAAACTATTTATGTAATAATACACCTAATAAAAATCTCTAACATCAAAACATGAGCTATATAATTTGCTTAATCCATTCTAAGTTTGGTGTATATTTACTAACAACCATACCGCTTTGTTCTATAAATAAATCGAAGCGTTTTTGTGCTTCATCATCAAATAATTTAGTTCCATGATCATCGGACATAACAACCTCGGTGATTCCTTCCTGCCATAATGACAATATGCAGTCGTTACAACATTGTCCGGTTACATATGCTCTGCCGTTGTCTGGGCGTATAACACAATTTGCTAGAGCATTTCTTTCAGCGTGAATCATCCAATGATATTTTTCAGGACGTGATGTTGGCAAAAGATAGTCATCCACACCCTTTGGAAATCCATTATACCCTACACCTAATATTCTGTGTTGCTGATCAGTTATGACGCATCCGTGTTGCGTATGTATATCGTGACTACGTTGTGAAACAACCTTAGCTAACCCTAAAAAATAGTCAGTCCAGCTTGGTCTCATGATTATTTGAATATATGTTCTATTTTTACTGGTATATCGTATATTTTGCTAATCCAGGTTACGAAACCCGAACCCCATGCATAACTACTGTATGATACGTTTTGCTTACTCTGTGTCAACAGTTTTATGTCTAATGCCGTATGTAACAATTGATCTCTTGATAACTCTTGTTTAAAAGACGAGTATCTGAGATGTCCAGGACTAGGACATGTGTGTGTGCTTAGTGTATGGATAGTTTTAATTTTTGGATTATTTTGTTCATTGATAAACTGTTTGAATTCGTTGGAATCAGACATAACTATTAATGTATTTATATTATTTTTGGCTATATATTGTTCTATATTTAGATAATATAATAGATAGTCATGTTGAAATTCTTTTAAATTATAGTTAGTT